GGTAATTCGCCATCGTCAATTGTTCCAAAACCAAATCCAGTAACACTGCCCCCAGCCGAAGCAATCTTAATAAGTCCGCCATTGTTATTTCTTATGGCACTTAGGTTACATTTTTCGCGATCTATTTCGCACTCCGGAAAGATCCACTTAAATTGCTCATGGGAAATAAACTCAATCACCGCTCGAGAATTTTCGCCCGTAAGTTGCAGTGCGTATGAACTCATAATAAACTGAGCTGTTGGTGACCTTCCCATCTGCCAAGCCGGAAACACTTTTGATATGAGCAATGACTTTCCCGACCTAGGTGGTAAGGAGATGGCAGATTGCTTATAGTCTTTTCTCCCATCCCCGATGTTTTGCAAAAAGTCCCCAATTACCTCATGGACTTTAAATGGTTGAAATTTGCCTGCTATGGGAACCTCAGAGGTTATGTATCTTGCAAAAGTTAAAAAGTCGGTCCGACACTTCAACCTAAGTAACTCTTGTTTATCGGTACTGGATAACGACTTGGCGTTCTTTTCCATTTCCGCCATAGTGGCCCTTTCGTCGGCTAATTCTTTTTTATTCATAAAATTAACAATCCGCCTGGCCATCACGTGCCCGACCCTGGTCATATTTAATTCGGTCTAGAATTTCCCTGATAGATGGTGAGCCAGGTGTTCCAGGCGCCCCAGATACCCCAGATACTCCAGATGCTCCCGGTGTCCTCAAAGCCTCGGTAATACTTTGTGGTAATTTTGCCTCGATAAGAGATTGAGGCTGAGCCAAAACCGGTGAATTAATCTTAGACTCTAAGGAATCTTTAAGAGCTTTGTCCTTGTTTCGCTTAGTTAAACATTTACTAAAATTGAGTGGAACGTCAATTGGTATTAATCCTAAAATTACGTCTTTAAGATTAAGAAGATCTCCTCCTGGCTCTAATTTCCTCCACTCTTTATCTGCGGGCGCTACAATGTTAGAAAGGATATTGGTTGCTTCTGCTTTACTTGTGGAATTTAAAGTGGCAATTTTTACTATATTTTCAAATACAAGTTTTAATGAACTTGTGGGAACTACACCTGCCCTCCCACCTTTTTTCTTTGCATCTAACTTTAGTACAAATTTATATACGTCCTGTATGGCTTTGGAGGTATCTACGATACTCAGTAGGGTTTTGGAGAAAAATGAACCATTGCCGTCCATCATTTTTGTAATTAGGCGATGCTGAGCGTCAATAAGTTTTCGTTCTACAGACTCTACGCCGGTAATGTTATTGTCCGTCTGTTTAAATGCGTTCTCTACCGCCTCGAAAGTATACATTAACTCTGTCCAAAGCTCTGGCCAATCAGCGTTTTTGGCACTGTCAATGCGATCGGCCATCTCATTTAGTCGTTTTACCGATTTAATGAGTTGGGTGAGATCGAATGGGTTTGGGAAGCACAGATCTTCGCCTACCGCTGTGGGGATGAGACTAAGCACCTCGGCAACAACATTCTCATTGTTTTTTGTCATATCCCCGTCGGGGTTATATGAACTGGCGGAGTTGGCAATAACACTACCACACTCTTCTAGTAAAGTATTTCCATCCGAATCTTCTGAGTGCTCGGTTTTTCGGCACTTAGGACTACAGGGACAATCTCCGCCCCCTCCACCAAACAGTCCTCCGAGCCCTCCAAGTCCGCCAAGAATCCCGGCCACTGGATTAAGAGCAGCAAGTGCTCCGAGCGCATCAAGCCCTATCCCACCTGCTCCTAATATACCACTTAGTTGTTGGCCAAGCCCTACCAACTCTAGGGCTGTTGTGGCCAATTGTGGTAGGCCAGCTTGACCGCCGAGGAGCGGAATTCCTGAAAGCCCGGCAAAATTACCTACCAACCCTGCAACTTGGCCAAGTCCGCCGCCTTGGAGAACAGAACTAACAGCCCCGACTATGTTCCCAGAAATGTTACCTTGGCCTCCCACCGCGCCCACAAGTCCGCTAATTACGTCCTGGATGGGTCCACCTCCCCTCCCCACGGCCGCATTGAGCATATCATTAATACTGGATGGTTGTGTTTTAAAAAATTCTTTCCCAATATCTAATATCGGAGATACAAATTTGGCCACCTCTGGAGGGAGTTGGGGTAGACCCAGCATAGCAGCCGAATCAATTGCCCCCACCGCACCTCCTGCAGCGTAAGATAAATATACGCTTCGAAGCTGTGGAGAAATTGTGCTTAACGTTTGATTGAGAGATTTTTGCCCGACGGTTTGTAAAGCTCCATCTAGGGCATTATTTTGTATTCCTTGGGCAATGATGTCTCCGGCGCCAGTCAACGACGAGAGGATAGTTGCTAATTCCTCATCAATGACATTTCCCTGGCTAAGAGCGTTTGTAAACAAAGAATTTAACGTTGCAATACTTACCCCAGAGTTATTAGAAACTACAATTCTAGCAATATTAGAAAGAAGATTGGCCTGGTTAAATGCTGGAGGGAGTATCCCGCTAGCCATTAATGCAGTCTTGAGTGCAGGGTCAGTGCCCGTGGGCGAAATAGATTCACCTAACTTATCCAAAACTGCTGTGGCCGCATTGCCTACAAAATCACCCGCGGCAGGAGCGGCTTTTTCTGCCAGGGCCTTTATAGGCTTACGCGAGTCAATAAACTCATCTCTGGTTTTAGGAGGGTCTTGGCGGTGAAATTGGATTGGCTCTCTTTTACCTGGATTTATCCATTTCATCGAGCCTTGATACCGTAGACATTTAATCCCCTGGGAATTGAGTCCTTCGTCGAGGATTGCGTCCATGCCATGAAGACGCTCTGTGCAAGGAGGTAAGGTTGTGCGAAAAAACACCGGAGCAGCACTTACTGGGGTCCATATGTAGTCCCCATTTTCGTCCTTGCCGCATTTGATTTGAAAACTGCGAAACTTGCGATCTTCGGTGAAATCAAATACTTCCCCCTCAAGGGCCTTCGAGCACCCCGGTATTCCTGTTTTACCGGCGTATGCGGCCGTAGTAGCCGTGCCTTCGGGCACCCCCGGGTCAACTCCTTTCTCAATAAATTTGCCTTGGGTAATTGATTTCCAAGACCAAGTTGCCTCTCCGCCTTGCTGTCGACTATCACGTCTCATGCAAATGGCCAGTACTTGGTCCTTCTCACTATCGAATAGATAGAGCCGGCCACTATTCCCCTCGTTGCAGAGCAGGCCCTGGTCCCCTGGCGACGAGGCCTGTGTCTGTCTATAAGCATCAATCTGTTCTGAGACAGTGGCCACCTGATAGGCCGCACCAGGAAACCCCGCCTCGGGACTCTTATTAAAAAACCCTAGTACAAAAGCATCTTCAGAGTTACCATTGGCTTTTCCGATTAGACAAGGTGAGCCAATGAATTGTGCACTAAGCACTCCCTTATTACTACCGTTGAGAACATAGATCCAGTCACTACTCGTTCCGTCTTGGTAGGTAACTTTTACGCGGCCTAGTTTTTTAGGATCTGATACTGATACCACCGTGCCAATTTCGTTGTACGGATCAGAATAAACTCCTCCACTTACCTCTACGGAGCGAGTAGTAACATCTCTAAGTTCTCTAAAGGCCTCAAAAAATTCCATGTTATATAACTTAGGTTAGTTCCGGTTCAAAAAATCCGTCGCCCACGGCCCATAAGTCTGCTGAGAGGTAGGCATATTGGACCCTTACATTGAGATGGGAAGGGAGCCAATTTTTGGCAATGTAAGTGGCTCTGTCCCAAGACTTACCATCTCTATTGTAGTAATAAGGCATTCTAAAAAATATATTGCGAGATTCTTCGGTACTCGAGACCCTACTTACTCCTGCCACCAACTGATTGGTGTAGTTGCCAATTTCAGCATCTTCTTCTGTGCCTACTTGGATTACATCGTATTTATGCGGAACCAATGGCGGAGCAGAAATTTCCGCATTACGCAATCCGCTGCGTGGCTTAAGGATTTTTCGTTCTGCGTTTACAATTTCTAACTCCACAGGACTATGAGACTTTAACCCGAAAATTGATACAAGAAACGCTATTACCAATAAACTGCCCTTGGCTTCGATTAAACCATTCCAAAGAAATTTATTAATTCGAGGGGCGTTAACTACCACCAACTCAGAATGGGAACCAGTAGAATAAGCTTTGAACGGGGCATAGGAATTATATGTACCGTTAGGATTAATATCTATTGTCTCAATTTCGTCAAGTTTAAGACGCAGAAAATTAGCCTCGCTATCTTCATCTACCCACTCTGAGTTGGTGAAGGGAAATTTGTTTAAAGCTTGGCCTTTAGGCGTAAGAGAATTGCTACCTTCGTTTGTACCTTCTCGATCCCACCATCCAAACGCATTGCGAATCATGGCCTCTTTGATTGGCCGATCCCACTGAACGTTCCATAAGTCCCCCGTAAGACCCAGGTGTTGCGCCAACCAATCCAGAGTTGAAGTTAAACATGTTTCTGGGGAAAGATACGTCTGATAAAATGATGCAATATTCTCTTTCTTTGACGCTAAAAACTCGTCGGCGCCACTCAACACCCATTGAGAAGGAGTTTCTTTGTCAGAGAAGGCTGGATCGGAACGATAGGCCTCGGCCATGCCAGGCAATCTGGAGTAGATTGGCCTAGCCATTGTTGACTTAGAGTAAGATATGGCACCTAATTTCAATGAACTAGGAGTAACTTGTATTATACTACTAAATAATTGGGCAATTTTGTCATAACATGCGGAAATAAACTCGAGACCGGTTGGGTTGTTAATGAGTCGCTCCGCCCACTCCGCTTCAATAATTGTATTGATTTGGGTTTTCCAAACCCCCGGTAATTCTTCAAACGCTTCCTCTAGGGAGGTTTTGATTTGCTCCAATATGGGAACACTCAACTGATTATTTAGATAGCCTTCAGACGTGTTCGGATACACAGAAATAATAAATTTTCTAATAAAAGTATCCTTGCGGTTGTCTATGCCTATGATGTTTGAAAATGGCGAATTAATTACCCCCTCTAACCTTTTGTCAATAAGAATTAAAGCCGTTTCAAAAAAATCCTCGGAAAAATAAAACTTTGGTGGTAGGTAGAGAGTTGTAAAAATACTTGCTGGGGAAACAATTTCTAATCCTTCAAACTCCCCCCTCAAGATTGTTTTTAAATTAACGACCTCTGCCGGACTAAAAAAGTATTTTACAGAGAGCTGACTAGAGCCGTATTTTTTTACCGACTCATATTGCCATTTTGTATTTTTAACCCGCGTTACGTAACCTATAACACATCGACCAGGAGCACAAATTGCATCCGAGCCGAACCCCGGGGCACAAATCAGCCCACTCCTGGAACAACTCTCCTCCCCTTGGCTAATTGCATGCCCATGGGCATAAACTTTATAAACGGGATGGTCCTCGGCCTCTTGGGTTAGTGGTGTTGATATTTCGCTAGGGCTATATACGTGACCAATGTTCTTATATTTAAATCCGTCTGTGGAAAGGTTTTCTATCTCTCGGTCTATTACCTCCTGTCTCTCAGAATTGATGTTGCGAACTGGGCCAAATGTTATCTTCCCAAGCTGATGGGCAAAAATTTTTATTTTTTTAGTGCGGTCAAACTCAACTATAATGTGAGAAGGGGAAAGTTGCGGACTAAGTTTTTTAATAGCCGATGCCGAATCCCAAGCAGATAAGTTTATCATGGGGTATATAAATTATCGTAGGAAAATGTCAGCGAAGAAAAATCATTGATTGACGTAAAAGCAATCTGAGTTCTAAAAAGCTTATATGTAAGAATGGGCGACGGGGAAGAAAACACCTGTTCATCTGCATTTACAACTGTTAAATAATTATAAAGACATTCAGTACCTTCCTCGTTCTCCTCTCCGCTAAATCCCGCACAAACCCCCTCTAATTCCTCGGGATTTTTAATCATCATTTTTATATCCAATGTGTTAATTGTTTGAATAAAATCAAACTCATATAGAACTCTGGCCACACTTTGATAGTTTATTTCAGAGCCGGGCGGCAAGTTCACCGGATTAAAGTAGGTACTAAGCGCCTCAAAAACCTGCTGAGAGAGCACATCAATGCCGCCATTGATGGTAAGTGGGTCGTAGTACAACTCAACAACAATATCAGTAGGCACCACCTCTGGCGCAATAAAAGATATATTTGTACCAATGGTCACTCTGGATTTCATAGAGTCAATCAAAAATGCCAAAGAAGACGGATCTAGACTCTTTCCGTTTTCGTCCCCTACACAAATTACGATATTACCCGATAAGGCCGAGGTTAAACTATTTCTTTCTTCGTAGGTTAGAACTTTTACAATAGAACTTTCTGGGGCTAGTGTTCTTACCTCATTATTAAAATCTAAGGAGGTTGTAAGGTTGCGTCTGCTAAGTACTTCAAAAGCCCGTTGCTTCATCTGAACTACCGACTCGATATCGGTGCCTCCTAGGCCCGGGGCATTATTCCTCAGAGACTCTAACCCGGCAAAATTTTTCTCGATTTTATTAATAGATCCCTCGGCCACATTATATGAACTTCCCCAACGCTCAGACTGACATGCCACCGTGGTTACAAAATTTGACTCTGTAATCTGGACTTGTTGCAAGGTGATAAATACCTGGCCTCCGTCGGCCAATACCTTTGTCCCTTTAGGAATAATTAAAACTCGCTGGAACCCAGGTACTTTGTAAAAAGACACCTCTACTAATGCCTTACTCCCGAGCTTCCTTTGAATGCCTAGTTGTCTCAACCATTGCAAACTAAATGCCTCGGGGAGATTGTTTAGGTAATAGAGAAGTTCGGCTTGGGCAAACGCCTGGCCTTCGGCAATGGCGCTAAGTGGCGAGGCCGGAGTGAAGTCATTAAGAGTCCCATTTGACTCCAAATAGATCCTTGTCTGGATCGCTCTTACAAGAGCCTCTGTATTTCTGCTATCAAGTTGTAGAGGTAAAATTGGTCCGTAAATGTTAGCCATTAATCAGAATGGTGGGGTAAAGGTACGGGAAAGGCCAGCTTTACCGCCGTCGGGGTCGGCGTTCTGCCCTTCGTAATCGGGAATTAGTGACCGATCAATGGCATCTCCATTGGACATGGTTGCTGGGTCAAAAGACGTATAGCCATTGATAGTCTCTCCGATGAGAGAGATGGAGTAAATGTCGCCGTCCTGACGTTTGAAGTCCGGAATCTCACCAAGAATAGATCCAGCGGTGAACGGATTGGAGTAGTTAATTGCTTCGGGCGATGACAAATTCAAACTACCGACTGAATCTGCCGCAATAGGATTGTATAACTTCTCAAGTGGTGTTGTAGAAGCATACCCCATGTACCCTTGAAGGACACTTTGACGAAGTGAACCGGGCAATATGGAAGGGGATTCCATTCCGGGGTAGGGAATATCTCCCCAGTATTCTTGCAGAGTAGAATATCCTTTAGCAAATTCAACTCCTCGGTAATCAAGTCCGAGGTCTACGTTATTACTCAGAGCAATTTTGGCATTGGTTGGAGGCGAAGAAATCTTAGTCTGGGGATTATTGGCAATTATTGCACCAGCAAGATTCGTACTTATGGGAGAAATTCTAGATTCCTCGAGCCAATCTACAATTTTAGATGCAAAATTTTCTGAAGAAACAAAACCCGGCAAGATGGATGTTAGAGTTTTGTTTAAGTAGCCTGAAGTTGAGGCAATATACGAGCTTTCAGAATCGACAATTTGGCCCAGGGCGGGGAAAAAATCTTTGGCAACTTTTTCTTTCCAATTTTGCCCTTGGGTTATATCTACGTAGTCTGTAAATTCGCCATCTTTTTCGTATTCTGCCTCTAGTACTTCTAGTACCCCATCTACTAGTTCTGACTCTGTGCCAATAAGCGACTCTAAAATATCCGAAGGACGGTGGATGTCTGTAAACCGAGTGGGTGAGGCAGCCCATACTTGGTTTTGCACCTCGCGAAAATACTCCGGATCGCCGTATGCAACAGCACCCAACCCCCCAAGACTACTAAAGTCGTCAGTAACGTAAACTGTCTTCAAGACAAAAAATCTTTGCTATATTTCTACTTTAAACCGCAAAGGGTAGGTTAAAGTTTATCAGACATACTAATTGTCGATGGCAGAAGCAACACTCCAACTCATTACAACCTCGTTGCCCGGAGAGGAGCCATTTATTGGTGACCTTGATGAGGGCGAGGTATGTATTAATACGGCGGACGGGCGGATGTGGGCCGGGGATTCTATTAGCACACCGATTGAACTTGGTGGTGCAGTAAAAAATAGTCCCATGGGCCCTCTTCTTATCTCTAACTATTTGGACGTAGAAGTAACCCAACCGGATAATCTCCCAATTGCAAATACCAACCCACTGGATATTCCTTCAGGGTTTTATCGAGAGCACCGTATTTTTCTTAGGTTTACTCAAAATCCGTTGTTAAATTTTTCAGCGTATTTTGACTATCCTATTGATTGGGGAAAAGATTGGCAAGAAACCAACCCCATCGACTTTTACAAAGGCCAAGGAAGAAAAATCCTTATAGAACTAAGTTCTTTCGGTCCAAGCGCTGAATGGATCGGAAGGTTGCTTTGGGTCAACGCAATTCCCGAGACATAAAACCACAGTCTTAAACCATGCTAGATAAGATTACGTTCCAAAACGGAACAATTGTAACTAAAGAATATCTCATTGAAGTGCAAAAAGGCTCGAGCTTTTCTGCACCAACATCGCGCGATAATTATTACGCCGAACCCACCTCTGGTGAACACGCGGGATGGGATATTGGCCAACGGGACAGCATAAAAGACTGGGAGATTGCAGATCCTCGCGAGGACAACGAAACAAGCGTGGGCCGACTTGCCCATGATGGTATTGTATTAGGGTCATATAATCCGACTACGCTAGCAAAGGTATGGGGTCCTCCGACATTAATAGCGGTCACAAGTGGGGGCTACGGAGTATGGGTGGAGGCCGGTAGTATTGTTGGATCGGAAGGAGAACCCATCACCTGGGGAATTCAGTTTGTCCAACTTCTAAGCAATATTGAAACAAACTATTTATATGTGGATGAGGAAGGAGCTAAAGTCTCCATCGAGGCCGATGAACCGGTAGAAATTTCAATCGGGTCATCTCTGCCCTCAGTGGCTCAGCCTCATGTTCCGCTGGCTAAACTCACCCTGGCTGCAAATGGTACAACTTTAGCCACCAATGAAGACGGGGATGTTGTCGGAGCAGGTTATGTCGATCTTAGACCCGGGGTCTATATTGGCAATTTAAATACCTACCCACGAACACTAAGAAACACCGACATCATCGGAGACTCTGTTATTGCCAAAAGCTGGCAGAGAGTAATCGCCGATACCTCCAACGGTTCGATGATCGTCTCGTTACCGGCCGATCCCACAGACTCCGATCGCATTGCCGTTGTAGATATTTCTGGTACTTTTGATAGGTTTCCAATTGTCATCCGCCCAGGAGCAAATACAAAAATTAACAATTCGATTGATGATTGGATTATTAACATTAAGGACGCTCACATTGAATTGTTCTATCACGCGGCCACCTCTGAGTGGAAGTTTGAAGAGACCCCAGGCGGGGATTGTTCGCCCATTCTGGGAGCGTTTCTTTCATGTGGTGGGCGGGAGTTCATCGGGCAAAGGCTGGCTATTGAGTGCCCCGATGGCCAAACAATCCCTACCATTTTTCCGAACCCTCCCGAAGGAGTTTATCGCTACGAACCTTCTTCACAAAAATGTTATAAAGAATTTTATCAGTCGGTGGCAGTATATGCCGATGGTCAAGGCGGACTTATTAGGGTCCAAGATGCCCCACGTTGTGATCGTGATGGCATTACCACTACAGACTCTTTGGTTCGTAATATCATCCACGTTGATCCGTCAATTGGCGATGACTCCATCTCCAACTCAGGGTTTGTAGAAGATAAGCCTTTTAGGTCTATTGAGAGGGCCATTATCCAGGCCGTTAGAGAGAGCCGTAGGTCGGGTCAGTATAATGATCGTTACGATAAGGTTGTTGTTCAACTTGCGCCTGGAGATTATTATGCGGATAATACTCCTGGTGCAGGAAGCATTCCTGGGTTGACTTCCTCGACGGGGCTTGTTCAACGTATTGAGACGGGATTTACAATTGAGACAGTAACTAAGATAGACAGGGCCACCATAATCCAGGTTAACGCTCTCAACCCCAGCTTCACTGAACCTCCCATTGCCCTTAATTTAGGCCGCATTATATATTCCCAAAGTGGCGGTGTTGGAAATATTGCAAGAATTGAAAAAGAGAGCATTGGTTCAGCCATTTGGAACGTTACTCTTGAGTATGTACGTGGGGCTTTCAGTGTCAACGATGAAATTTACTACGATGGGCTTTCCCTAATCAACCCCTCAGGAGGCGGATTGGTCGTCCCTAGAGGTATCTCAATTAACGGAGTTGATCTTCGTAAGGTGAGAATAAGGCCGATGTATGTGCCTACTCTCAACCCCGTAGAAGAAGAACCACAACGCGAACGAACTGCTATTTTCAAAGTTACCGGGGGTACGTATGTAAGTTTGCTTACATTTACCGACAACCCACAAATTCACAGAAGCCATAATACTGTAACGGCTATTACTTTTGCTTCTGAGGCTGAGATCAATGGCGGCGCTGGGGAAACCTCTTATTACTCCAAACTCAATAGCCTTTTTGGTCAGTATGATGGCTGGGGGGCGCAAGGCTTAGAGCCAATAAGCGCAGAGACGACCATCGTTGCGCCCATCGCAGACTCTAAAGACCTCAGACAAACAGACTCTGAAGAAAACCAGACCGGTTTACCACTTCCCGATTCCCGCCCCGACGCCCCAATTGCATATCCCGGCGCAACAAGAATTAAAAGATTGGGTTCACAAGACCAGAGAGTATTTGATCTGCCTGACATCAACTCAACTCGCTCTTCTTCCCCTTACATTTTTAATTGCTCTGTAAGATCGATTTTTGGCATGAATGGCCTATGGGCCGATGGTGCGCTTGTGAGCGGCTTTAAATCCATGGTAACCGCTAACTTTACCCAGGTTAGTCTTCAAACCGACCCTACTTGCTTTAATGCACAGGCCTATTACCTTGATCCTCCGACCAATAAGGTCGACGGCGTAGGCAAACAGTATCGCGTATCGGCCAACGACACATTTAAATACAGACACTTTGGAATGAGAGGCAGCAACGACGCCGCAGTCCAAATTGTTTCTGTGTTCGTGATTGGAAACGCCGACCATTTCGTATGCGATTCAGGCAGCGACCTCTCCATCACCAACTCCTGCTCTGACTTTGGAGATATTTCGCTTCGCTCAATTGGCTACAAGACGAGGGCCTTCAGCCAAGACGAAGGAATTCCTTCAACCAATTTTGGAGGCACAAAGTTACTTGAAATTATTCCTCCATTACCACTAACATATTCTGAACTGCCCAATGGAGGAGCACCGACACTCGTAGACACAGAAATTAACAGTTCTTTGGTATTAGATTATGACTTGACCAAAGACTGGTATGTAGGTAACACCAACGGTCAAGTTGCCCCCACAAAAATTAGAATCTATTTCAGAAGTACAAATACTGGGTCTCCATTCACTGAGATAACCAACGTCCCAACAGCAACTTCAATGGGATTTAGTCAGTTTTCTTACACGCGTAAAAAATCCGATGGGTTTTATGAACTCGTTGGTGGTAGCAGACAAAATAGAAAGCAAATTAGAATTAAAGGATTTGATGAGGTTGGCAATTCTATTATCTATGCCGGTGACATTGCCCTCATCGCCTCGCCCTCATCATCTCCGGGATTTGAGTACTTAGATGATAGATCAAAGATATTTGTCTGGGATGATCTAGCAAGTTGCTGGTTTGTAAATGTAACTACAAGTAGCATTGTTGAGGAGGCTATTGACCAAGACGGAGACGGATTCCTTCTCAAGAGAATCAATTATGCCTTTAGGTATAAGATTATTTCTAGTCCGGTGGGCTCAGCTGCATTCTACAGCACACTAGACTTCATGTTCGATAGATCGGCTCTTACTCTCGTAAGAGGCATCGATCGCAGAAAAAATGAAAATAGAATTTACAAGGTGGTTCTTGACGGATTCATGAGAGAGCAAGGGCTAAGAAGGCCTCAGAACTTCTACGTTCTTGAGAAGCAGTCTAGTGTGAGTGGCTATCCATTTAACGGATCGACCACCCTCCTCGACGACCCCCTCACCCTTTCACAAGTAAGAACCTACGAAGAAGTATTTCCAAAGTCTAATATTACCTCCAAGGAATATGGCAGATACATAGCCTATCTCACTCTGGCCTCCCAGGCCCGCAAAGTTGCCACAGGGGACCTATATCCAGAAGGCAATGCCGACGAACCCGAACAGACCACAGATCCTTTGGACTCTATTACAAGAGAATCTCTTGTTCAGATGTTGCAAAGGCCCGGGGTTTACTTCAACAAACCAATCGAACCTAGCGTAGACCCAATCGGCATAAAGGTACGCTCCACTTCCGCAACGCCGGGCATCTTGGTCGGTTTACGTAGACCGTCTGTTATTAGAGCATCAGGCCACACGTGGGAATGGACAGGGTACCTCAACTATGACACCGCCTTCCCCACCTTCCAAGGCGAGCCCCTTGACCAAGATTTTGCTCTTGGGAAGATTATTGTTGAAAACAGAGGGGGTAAAGTTTATGCCACAGGCATGAATGAAGAAGGTAGTTTCTATATTGGGACGACTGTCTTCGATCTCCGCACCGGGGAGCAATTTGCCATTCCACTCGAGGCAGACAATGAACCTGGCTCAGTCACCAACCAGGTCTTCAATAGCGTGGTTATTAGGTCGTTGTTGGCCATGGATGATGGTTCTTCGCTATTTTTTGGTAACGACAGCGCCATCTATTTCGATCCCACTACAACCTTCAATACAACAACCGGACCAATTACAGCGTCCCAAACGCCCCTCCCTGAAGTATATGCCACCACCTCCAAGGCTGGACTTGTCCAGTTGGCTGATGATAGTGTGGTTCGTGGAGCGTTAGGAGCCGGTGGAAAAGGTGTTGCGGATAAAACTGCTGTAACGGCAGCGTCTTTAGCAAAGGAGCTTAATATCCGCATTGATAATGTTATTTCGCAAGGCAATGGTATAAGCGTTGCTCAGAATCTAGTCGAACTTCCTGGCGGCGATCCTACAGATGCCAGCGATGATATACTTAGTTATGCGGTTTCCGCAGGTTTGCCAGGAAGCGCAGACGATGTAGCTTTTAATGGTTTACGTTTAGGCACTGTTACTGGGCACTACGTAAATAGCATTACTAATGCCGTCAGTCCTACAAGTAGCAGTGCTGTTCGCCAAACCAAATTAGTCACCGAGCAGTCTCTTTTCACCTCTGGTTGGATCGGCGAGGGTCAGATTGCTAATGGCGCCGTTACTTTTGTCAAATTAAATAGCGGTTCTTATAGAACTTCGACTGAAGGCATTAGGATGAACGCCGCTTCTGATACTGAACTCGTAACCGAAAAAGCGGTTGTTGATTATATGAAGGCGCGGCCTCTTGTCTTTTCCGTAACGAATAATGATTTAAATGATTCTCAATTAGATAGTTACGTTAATAGTATAGTCAACTCCTCTAATTATCCTACCGGCCAAAAGTTAACGATCAGAGTAAGGAGCATTTCAACAAGTCATAGTCATGTAGCCCCCAACTTAAGCTTAACTACAGGATATACAATTGCAGGCATATATCAACCGGTTCTCAAGGGCTCTGTTGTTAATGGGTGGTCTGCTGGTTCAGGATCGTTCTCTCTTTCCATGTCCAGTGGGGGAACTATTAACTACATTAATGTCGGCTCGTCTTTTGTAAGAAGCTAATATGCAATGTCCAGATCTTAAAATTATTGATAATTACGTTAATAACGTAAATGAAATACTCTTCGAGGTAAAAAAACCAGAAATAGATAAATTATTTGCCTCTAGAGCCGTTGATGCCGTGGGTACTGGATTTAGAACTCTTGATGGAAAAAACTCCACAATGTATACTTTATTTGGTTTTGAGATGCCTAATTATTTAAAAAAAATTTGCATTGAAACAGTAGATTTTAAAATTTTTCCTGAACCTTATGTATGTATTAATAAATATCCCCCGGGGTCTTGGTTAGGAAAACATAAAGATGGCCCCGGCGCTTATTGGAAGTTTCAATTAATTTTTTTGCAGTCGACAAAAAGCCATTTTACTTGGTATGATATAGAAGATAATCCTTACCTTGTAGAAGAAATTCCGGGTAGATGCGTAAACTTACCATTACATGTGGTTCATGAGAGTACAATTTTAGAACAACATGAAGATACTAAGTATAGTATGGTATTTACTTGGGGGGGAAAAGTGGATTCTTCACATCAATCTTGGCTAAAATACTAATTTTTTATTATGAAAAAAGATCTTGTTTTAATTTTTAACGCAAAAACAGGCGTATTTATTGGTACAGTAGAAAATGCATCAAACTTTGATCCATTAACTTTAAGTGATAAAGTAAAATATAAAGAAATTTCTCTTGCAGAAGATGAATATTGGTTTGGAGATTTTGACGATGGTAGGGTCTACAAAGTTACAGAAAAAGCATTTATTACACAAATGTCTTTACGCGATAAAGCAATTTCCACAATTATACAAAAGTATAATATTTTTTCCCAGCTTTCAATCATTCGCGATCAACTAAAGCAAATTTCTGGAGAAAATTTAACAGAGAAATTTAACCAAATGGATACTTTTATTAGCGAAACTTTAAATCTTTATCAGTTAGAAAAAGAAGCTTTTGCCTCCAATCCAGACGCATATATCTGGGACTCAGATGAAACATTTTTTAATGATTATACATCAAGACTAGAGGGTATGCTTGAAATACTACCTAATAAAATAGCCGAAATTTCTCCATTAAGTTAGGTTGAAATTTTTAAATTCTACATCAAAGTCGGGTAAACGTGCACGAGCGCCTCGGTGGTGGGGGCATTTTGCCGAAGCGCTGCCAAAAATCTATGTGCCCTTCCTCGAACCACGCACCTGGACCCCAGCTCTTGCCCAGAAATGGATAGAGGCCATTCCATCCAAGTGCCCGTTTGAGAGGCAGGTTTGGTGGGGAGAGCGCCTAGTGCTTTACATTCCGCCGCTTTGCCCACTCAACCCGCTGTCCGCCCAACTCTACTCCATACGCCTGAAAGCCCAAACCTACCTCGCCGACCTAGACCAGTTTAAAGACTGACATATCACCTGGTCCATACGGCCCAGTTTTGTGGTATAATACTAAGAGAGACGGGAGGATTTCTCCCCCGCTTCAAAGAGACACCAATCCCAAGAGAGAGAAACATCATGTCCACTGCTACATTTTCCGTCACGACCATCGACCTGAGCACCAACGCTCCGCAACTTGCCCCGCTCGCCGGCCGTGAATATACCTCCGAGTACACCTCGTTGCCAAACGCCAACCTTCCCAAAGGTTTGCGTAAAGACCTGGATACAATGTTCCAGTTCCTTGTCGGCGAAGAACTACCCCTCGATGAAAATACTTTTCTCGTCAAGTCACGAGATGGAGTTTACTTCCGCCTATTTGGCCCCGTCCTCAAGGCCGGAACTGAAGGCGTTGAAGGAACCTCCGATGGCCAACTCTATGTCCAGTGGGGGCCACGCTACTTGCCAATTAACATTGTCAAAGGCGGTTTCACTAAAACCGACGGGACCGTAATCGAGGCCGAATTTGGCTCGTATAACTTCTCCGGTCGGGGTGAAGATCCTGCTCTGCTTGTAAGCGTTGACGTTGAAGATGGCCAACTCGTCCTTCCAGTTGCCATTCGTTTTACCGACTGGGAGACTCCTGTAGAGCCCAAGGCCCTAAACGCTCTTCTGAAGAAAAAGCCAGAGGATGTGGTTGCCCTTGTTCAGAAAGTTACACCCAAAGGCTCTGGGGGTGGCGGGAACCGCGTTGAGGCCGATAGCGAAGTCGATTTCAGGGAGTTGGATGTCCAGGTCCCCTATGAGGTGATTGGCTATTATCCTTGTAAGACCTCCTATGGACTTACGTACCGCATTCTGATCAACGACTATCCTGCTCAGGATCAGGTTGCCGGGGCATGGGCACACAGCTCCATCCGCCCACTTCTCTCCACCAAGCCGGAGATCACCCGGGAAAAGCCTGCTACTCTGACGTTGCGTAGCAAAGAAGAATTAGATAATAACAAAATCAGGATCCGCTCCACGTTACTTCTCTCTGCCCAAGAGGCCGGGGAAGAAGATCTCAACTTAGATTTTTAAGATCTAGACTTCTAGAGTTGTAAAACCAAGGCCTCAGGGGTTTCTCTGAGGCCTGTTTTTTACGGGTTTAAAGACTCATACTGCGACAAACACTGCCCCATTTTTCTCATGTCCGAAGAGCTACGAGTACCGGAGGGCTGGCAAATTGCCAACCACGCTGAGCCGGGGGCCGACACCGGCAAACAGTCAAAGAACCTAGAGCTAATTACTCCCGGGCCCCAAGGCCAAGGCGAGGATGATTATCATTCTCAATATGTCGATCCTGAAGGGCCGTTTGGCGCTGCAAAGGTTGGCGGGGCCGAACAATCCTATGAAACCCAACCACACTCCAAGGACTATGGCCCCAAAGGCGATCCTTCTTATGACATTGGGCAACTTCACGTAGAGCCGGGGGAGGTCGTTGTAGAGCAAGGTGTTCAACATCGTCGCCAATACTATCTTGTAACAAACCCAGACGAAGAATATTTTTATTCTGTAATCCCTAAGGTTAAAAGTACTGCGGAGGAGTATAGAAGTCCGCATAAACGCACTCGCTCCGAGGCCCTTGAAGCAGCTTATAAGGTGCTCAACGTTGTACTTCCGGAGTCAATTTCTGATCAAATGCATTACACCTATCCAGAATCGGAGATTATCAAATCCCCAAGTCGGTAAGCAACTTCTACAACTGGCTACGGCTAAAGCCGTAGGAACCAGCTCATGGTAGAATAAGAATACTTAGCCTTAGCATCTGTGCCCAACAACGTCCTGCTCATCTCAGACATCCATTCTAGAGACGATGCTCTCTACAAACTAATTGAATCTGAGTCGGTCAATGCGGCACTTAACAACGGCGAACATTTAGTTTTTTTGGGCGATCTTTCAGACTGTAGAGATAAACTTTACAGGCCTGGGTGTTCTTTCCTTCGCGTCTATGAGCTTGTTAAACAGCTCTGCGACGAAGGCTATGCCACCCTACTCCACTCTAACCACGCTCAAAATCTCACCGATCACTTTATTGGCCGTAGAAAAGTCAGAAAAGGAATCGTGGGGTTTAAGCAGACTTTAGAAGAACTCGAGACTTTAGACGAACCTACTCGAGACGAAATGATCTCGTGGTTAGATTCTAGGCCTCTCACATATACCTATAAATCCGAGAACGGAAAGACATATAAAATAGCTCATGCTTTTTACCAAAAAGACTTTGAGTATAAATACCTAGAGACGGAGACGCTTACCCCCGACGAAATCGATCTTACCCTCCGCGGACGAAAGTCCTCATGGATGTGGCAGGGACGCCAAATTACAAAACGCACAGGATTCTGGCGTAATTCTAAGCGTTGGGGGGCCGTCGGTTCTGATGTTCTTTGTTCGGGTCATTGGGCCCAAATTATTCACCAACCAAACTGCATAGTCAACGATCCGGGTGGCGACGCCACTGACGGCACTCTTGGCATTTTTAATTGTAACTCTCACTCCTTCACCATTCACACCGCACCATGAGCAGTATTCTTGAGCATAATAAAATGATTTTTAAAACCGACAACGGTTTTGATTATCCGCAATTTTACCAGTACTACGAGAACACCGTAGCCTCTGTTTGGCGGCACCAAGAGGTGGCAATGGAGGGAGATCTACGAGATTGGCAGTTTAACTCAACACCTGACGAAAGGGCCGTTATAGCTGGAATTTTAAAGGGGTTTGTGAGCGCCGAATTGGGAATTGGATGTTACTGGGCAAATGAAGTATGCCGAATTTTCCCCAAGCCAGAGATTCAAGCAATGGCCAGAGCGTTTTCATTTTTTGAAACAATTCACGCTGCCGCCTACTCCTACCTCAATGATGTCCTAGGTCTTAACGAATACGAGGAGTTCATCAACGATCCAATTGCCTGCTCAAAGATTGAGACTTTTTTCCAAAAGTATTCCGATAAGGTCTCTTTGGCAGTGTTCTCTGGAGCCGGTGAGGGTGTTAGTTTGTTTAGTTCCTTTGCGGTACTGTTGAGCTTCAACAAAGATGGTAGGTATAAGGGCCTAGCACAAATCATCTCCTGGAGTGCCATCGACGAGGCAACGCACTCCGAGGCAGGATGCGCTTTGTTTAGGTGCCTTGTGGAAGAGACTGGGCTTAGTGACTCTGACCGAGAGGAAATCTATGATGGCTTCCGTCTCATTCTTGAGAAGGAGTTTGCCTTCATTGACCATATTTTTAACTCGGCGCATATCGCCTCGGTTGATGCCGAAGAACTGAAAGCATATATTACTAATAGGGCTAATGAACGTTTACTTACGCTCGGCCTTGAGCAGATCTTCCACCTTTCCACCGAAGAACTCTCTAAGGCAAAACTATTAGCCGCTTGGTTTGATCCAATGATCAAAGGTGCGAGTAGCGTAGATGCTTTTGCACAAAGCAAGTCCGGCGATAACTATATCGCCAAACCCACTCAGGATTTTATGAGCGTTGATTTAACTTGCTTAGATCTTGAGACATGCGTAGCCTAGGTTTAAAGACAATCAACTGAGAAAGATTATGGCAATTCATTCAGTCCCTGATAACAATCCGGCCTACATGGCCCAGAGCCATGGCACTACGTGTCTCATCACCGATCCCCGCGCCGACGTATTATTGGCTAGGATTCATAACGAGCGCATAGCTAAATTAAAAAAACATAAAACCATTCTTGACGCATGGACGATCTAAATGTCCCTAATGGCTGGAGGGTGAGAGGTAGGGAGCAAGGAGGAAGAGATTTTTCTGATTCTAAGGAAGCTTGGAAGAAGTATAAAGATTCTCCCTACGAGGTGAGTAATAAGGGCAGAGTGAGACGCAAAGAGGCCAACGGCTCATATAACATGCGTAAGCCTCGTGACGATGACCGCAAACACCTCAGAGTAAATCTGACCTGGAACGGCAAACGTGAAGAGCCACCACTTCACCAGCTCGTTATGGAACTTTTTGGTCCTCCTAAGCCATCTGGTAAGCACATTGTAATTTTGCACAAAGACAACAATGGTACGAACAACGCCATCTCCAACCTCAAGTGGGGGACAAGGTCCCAAAACGTGCAACAGGCCCACGATGACGGCTTAATTAAAAAGGGTTCATCCAAAAAATAATTTGTAGTTAGTTAGTAACAACTTAACTACTAAGCTACTAAGCTTTATCTTTTTCATATATAATATACTACTAAGAAGCCTCACTATGTCCGAAGCCCAAGTCCCCTCCTGGATGTCCCAGGAAGCAATAGATACTTTGTCGCGAGGATATCTCAGCGCAGGAGAAACACCACGTGGTATGTTTGAGCGTGTTGCCAAAACTGCCGCCAAGTACCTCGCCAAAACGCCGGGCATTGAGCAGGATATTTTTGAGATATTTTGGAAGGGGTATATTGGTGGGGCCTCTCCTGTACTGAGCAACTTTGGGGCGAATTCTGGTCTCCCGATTAGTTGTTATTCTAACCATATCTCAGACTCCGTTCCTTCCATCTACTCCCATTTGAAGGAGTCAGCAGCCCTCTCCCAACATGGCGGAGGAGTGGGAACGTTTTTTGGGGATATTAGGCCCGCCGGAGCGCCGATCTCATCGGGCGGAGGCAAGAGCACAGGGGTGGTGCCTTGGATGAGACAATTTGACCAATGCGCCTGTGTGGTTAGTCAGGGTGGGGTGAGGAGGGGAAGTTTTGCTCTATATCTTCCCATCGACCACCCTGATCTTCTAGAAGTCCTCCGCACCAAGGATCATTCACAGGGCGACCCTAGAGATTTCATTGATAGCAATATTGCCGTGACTATTACCGATGAGTGGGCGGAGAGTCTGCTTACAGGAGATCTAGAGAAGAAAAGGATCTTTGGCGAGGTGCTCAAAATGAGACTTGTATCAGGGTCACCATACATCATTTTTATTGACAATGCCAACCGCGCCAATCCGGAATGCTATACACAACGGGGCCTAAGCGTCAAGCTCTCAAATTTATGCAGCGAAATTTTCCTCCACACCGACGAAAACCACACCTTTGTTTGTGTTCTTTCATCGCTCAACCTTGCCCGTTGGGAGGAGTGGAAGGACTGGAAGGGGCCAAATACGGGTAAATCTGTGCCGGAACTTGCAATATATCTTCTCGATGCCGTGGTTGAAGAGTTTTGTCATAAGGCCGAGCGTATCACCTCAATGGGGAGGGCGGTAAGGTTCGCTCGCAAATCCCGTGCCCTTGGCCTAGGTACCATGGGCCTACATGCTCTCTATCAGTCCAAAGGGTTGCCTTTCGCCTCGCCCGAGGCCCGGCAACTTAACACCGAGACTCACAAATTTATCAAGGAAAAGGCCCTCAAAGCCTCGCGGGACATGGCCGCCACTTACGGCGAGCCGGAATGGTGCCAAGGCACCGGCCTTCGCCACACTCACCTTATGGCAATTGCACCCACAAAGTCCAACTCAGTGATTTGTGGGGCGGGGAGCGAAGGAATTGAGCCCATTGACGCAAATTACTACGTTGCCAAACAGGCCAAGGGCACTTTTATTCGCAAAAACAAGTACCTCGTTGAGTATCTCGAGCAGAGCGGCCATAACACAGACGAGACTTGGGAATCCATCATGGAGTTTAGGGGATCAGTGCAGCATCTCAAGTTCTTAGATGATCGCGCCAAGGAGGTTTTTAAAACCGCCCGCGAAATCGATCAGTTTGAACTGATTTACCAGGCCTCAGATCGCCAAAAGTTTGTTTGCCAGGGCCAGTCCCTTAATCTTTTTGTTGATCCTGAGGCCGCACCTGAGTATCTTTTTAGACTCCACCTAATTGCCTGGAAGATGGGTCTAAAATCGCTCTATTATCTTAAAAGTAGTTCTTTGCTCGTTAAGAAGCAGCGTCAAGGAGCCACCAAGACGGCCAAAATTGTGACCAAGGAGGCTTGTCCTTATTGCTCCATGGCCAAGTCTTTGCTTAAGAGCCAAGGTTGGGCGGTTGAAGAGATAGATCGTTCGAAGTTTCCGAATTCCGAATGGGTGTGGAAAACCGTGCCTCAGATCTGGCTCAATGGCCAACACATAGGTGGCTATGCAAATCTTGCAAAAAAACTTGGCAAGGGAGAAAAATCTTACGGTGAGTGTGCGGCTTGCGAGGGTTGATCTTCTTCCCATCTCATGATATAATATTCCTATCTACTAGTACCCAATTACATGGCAGCTACAGAATTTGATTACGTAAAGTTCATCGATGAGGGGTTTGAGTCCCAACAAAAATATGCCAAAAAGGTTGGTGAGGCAGGGCCATTGGACCCCGATCTCGACCTTAAAACCAGATATGCCAAAGTCATTGAGCATTTTGGACATATGATGGAGGAAGCAATTGAAGCCCGCGTATATGTCCCGCGGCGAAGCTGGAAAAATGGCGAACGGAGTTACTTAGACAATGATGAAATGCGCCAGGAGTTTATTGCTGAACTTTATGACGTTCTGCTTTTTCACCGGGCCATTTTGGCCTATGCGGGCATAACTGGCGAAGAGTTTGCAAAAATTGCTGCTAAAAAACAGGCCTATAATCAAGTTAGGCCGGATCATAATGTCAATGGCAATGCGCCAGTCGTCGATTCTCCGGCCGCTGAGCTTCAAGGCCTTTGCCCCTCCGCCGTTCTTCTATCTGATTTTGCCCTCGGGCGATAATTATGGTCCTTCCACGCCAGCGCCTCTTCCAAGACCTACCCGACGACTCCTGTAGAAATTGCGCTGGGCGCGGTTTCCTACTCTTTGAGAGAGCGGATCTGGATAATAAAATAATGCCCAATGAAGTAATTGAATGCGGAGTATGTAATGGTACAGGCAAACGTAAAACAGATAAATGCGAATAGCCAGGTTCTGGTGCTTAATGCGTCATACGAACCTCTCAACATTGTGTCGTGGAAGCGTGCCATCATCCTTTTGCTCAAAGAAAAAGCGGCATTCATCTCCGCTAAAGTCATCCGCCTTGTAGAGTATATTAAGGTGCCTTTCTCTAAAATCAATGCAATGAGACCTTCTCGAAATATGATTTATAAGCGAGACGGGCATAAATGCCAGTATTGTGGCTCGACAAGAAAACTAACAATTGACCACGTAGTACCAAGGAGTAAGGGAGGCGAGGATTCCTGGTCCAATATGGTTGTAGCATGTTCTTCTTGCAATACACGCAAAGGAAACACACTTCTCGAGCAATCGGGGATGAAGTTGGCGCGAAAACCCACCGCCCCCCTCAATAAGTTCGTATTTGCTCTTTGGGACTCTAATAATCCTGAGTGGCAAAAATATAATTTTATTTAAATGTCAGATCTATCCGTCACATTATTTAGTTTTGGAAAGCACAAACAGTCAATGGGGAATTTAGTTCTCTTGTGGTCTTGGCTTGAGCCGTTTTTGGACTGGTTTTTAAACGCATTTAACGTCCACATACTTAGTAGGCATAGAATTAATGCCGATTTACTTCGCAAAATTTTTGACGAACTAGATGCTTATTGGTTAAAAAATTCGGAATCCAAGGCCTATTCCGAAGCAGATGCCCGGCTCATCATAATGCTCTTTTTGCAATCAATCGATGACGGTGAGTTGGACCGAAAAGAACTCCTTGCACTCACGGACTTCATTCAACGCAAGTGGGCGCCAGAGATTGCACTTGGCAAAACCCTCTCCTACACCGAAGAAGTAATAGAGGCACGTATTGAGGCCACGGTGGACCAGGCAGTACAACTTTACGAAAAAACAAACATGGAGAAGCCGCTCACCCCAGAGGACTTTATTGCCAATACCGCAGAGATCATCTACCATGAGCCGGATGGAAGTACTGCCCAGGCCCTCCTTGGTGGAATGATGGAGATTAGGAATAAACTTGTATTTTGAGATGAAAAAATATCATTATGTTTATTATTCTTATGAAGAGTGGGGTCGTGGGTATATCGGCGTTCGTACATCTAAATGCTTACCTGAAGAGGATACTAGATACCTCGGTAGTTTTACGGATAAAACTTTTAAACCTGCAGAAAAAATAGTTTTATATGTATTTGATACTAGAAAAAAAGCATTAAATGCTGAAATAATTCTACATGACTTTTATAAAGTTCACATTAATCCGCATTTTGCTAATAAATCAAAAATGATTTCGTCAGGATTTTGCACGGAGGGAATTCCTCTTTCTTTGGAACATCGTCAAAAAATTGGTAAAAAAGTAAAAGGGCTTTTTGCTGGAGAAAAGCACCCTATGTTTGGTAAAAAGCACTCTGAAAAAACTAAAAAACTAATTTCTAAAGATAGCAAGGCTAGAGGAGTTCCAAAGCATCATATTGAACTCTTACATCAGTTAAGGAGAAATCCCTACGTATGGAATAACGCGCATACAATCTATCTAGCATGGACGAAAAATAATAGGCCAGGAAGTTATAGACTCTCTAAACTTTTAGATGGAGAATACACTCATAAAAATTTAGAGAGAATTTGTCAAAAGTTTAAATCAGGGTGGGTACCGACCGAATTTACAAACTCCAAATCGGTTTCATAGGGTCTTTAGCAACCACATTACTTTGCCTTAAAATTTTGTAGGTACCATCAGGTTTGAGTTCAGGATCTATCCAAGTCCTATTGCCATCAAGAGCTTGAATTATCTCTTCTATCCAGTTAGCGGCTGTGCATGCCGGAACATTTTGTGCAATTACATTACTACTTTTGGTGGGAATATGGACTTTGGCGGCATAATCGTCAGGAAAGCCCATCAGAGCTAATGCTTCAGACGTGATTAACCAACGGTCTTCGTAGGGATGTACTAACATCGGCATAGTTTTCCACATTAAAGCGGCCGAGCGTTGCCACGCGAGCTTCATGCTCCCATCCATGATATTTTTGCCCGCTTTTTTCTTATCTAGGGTAAAATTGAGCCATCGATTTGCCCGCTCATCTTTGACAACCCTGCAGGCCTCTTCAAGCCAGCCCGAGTCGTAGATTACGTTCCAGACACTTACCATGCGGTTAGAGGCTACTGCTTTCAAAATATCTTGTTTTGTCGAGCCTCTGTACTTCGATTCGATAAATTGCCAAAGTGGATCGGAGGAAGGCGCAGACTTATTGCTGACGGGTTCTGATGGGGCAAATCTCCCACTCCTTAGGAATTCGTGAAAAGGCACGTAGGGCTTCTTGATTGGCTCGAGGACAGGGACCTCAACTCCTTGCCACAAAAAGAAGAATGAGCGGGTTCTCTCTTGGGGGATCCCGTGGTTTAGTGATGTGGTCTTTACCAAACTCATAGTGTAGCCATGGCGCTGCGCAAGTTCATTGATCCGTTCGGCGAATACTTCCCCCATCTTAGAGTAGAGTGCCGGGGCGTTTTCCACAATCATCGCCCTGGGCTTAATTTTGGACATTGCAAACTCGGACCCATTGAGCATGTGCATATTGCTCGGTGCACTGCATCCTCGCGGATTATTTACCTTATCGCCGGATGTCGTATTTCCCATGCTCAAACCCGCGCAGGGCGGAAGACAGGTCACAATATCCACACGCTGAGAAGGATATTGTCCCTCATCCAGCTCATAATAGGGCACTTTGTCGAAGTACTTCAGGCAATATTGGTCATTGGCGCCAAAAACACTCCCCCACGACGCAATCCATTCTGGCGGTTTGCCAAGTGCCTTGGTGGCGCCAAGCACGCTTCCGCCGATGAGCGGGATTACGTGCCCGTGGGTGTAGGGTTGAGTGGTCATGGTAATGTTAAGAGTCGTATCGTTCTGAGGGACCTTAGACTGAAAACCAGGAGTTTATAGTATGATTATGGCAGAGGTGTTTAATCCCGTTCTTATGGTCCCAGATGGGTGGGGTTTTGCTCCCGAGGTCGCCTGGTTGGATTTTGCCGAGTCGGAGTCGTTTGCCGCGGAACTCGTTCCAGCCACCGTCAAGGCCACGGCTCAAGTAGGCACCACATATCGCAACCCGACCACAGGCGTTACGCTTCAAAAGCAACCATCGGGGCGGTGGAAAAAGACCGGCTCAGAAGTAAAAAATTCTCCCCCCAGAGATCCTAAAGCCCCGCCAACTCACTACCCCGAACGCACGTCTGACTCCATAACCATTGGCTTCGGCCGCTTCAACCCTCCTACCATTGGCCACCAAAAACTTATTGAGCACATTGCCAAAGTGGCCAAGGAAGGCAATTCCGACTACAATATTTTTGGCTCCCACTCCCAAGACCCTAAGGAAAACCCACTCGGCTCAGGTACAAAAACATCTTACATGAAAGAGATGTTCCCAGACCACGCCGATAACGTCATCTATGACCAAAACGTTAAAAGTGTCCTCGATGCGCTTGAGGGGGCACATAAACGTGGTTACAAAGTGGCCAATGTTGTGGTAGGATCTGATAGAATGGAAGAGTTTAAAAAGATTGCAAACAAATACAATGGTGAGGGAAAAAAATATAACTTCCAAGCAATCAACCTTATCTCCGCGGGCGATCGCGATGAGAGCGCCGGCGACGAGGTTAGCGCAATGTCCGCCTCGAAGTTACGTAAGGCTGCCACAGACGGAGATTTTAGCACCTTCGCAAGGGGAATTCCCAATACGCTCTCTGCAAGGCGCAAAAAAGAACTGTATGATGAACTACGGGTCTCAATGGAGTTTAAAGACTAGTGTGATTAGGCGTTGGTACGCATGATAGACAAAGTTTTTAAGCCCGAGGATTGGGGCGTTGCTGATAAAAATGAGTGGGTGGCGGATAAGTTGTTGTTCGGTGAGGCCACAATGCCTGCTCTTGAAGGGCGGGATGTTGTAGGTTTTGTGGAGAGCATAGATTTTGCCGTTGAATTAGCTCCTGGCAAACCCGATGGCGTTCAGCAGTGGACAGATAAGGGTGGCAGACCCGTTAAATTCAATCCGTCCACAAAGTCCTGGTACCATATCGACCAATCTGCAAAGAAGGATCTTCAAAAGAAATTAGATACTCAGGGGCAACAGGATAGAAGACCCGAGCCTAAAAGCAAAGAAAAACCTCGCCCCACACCTTCATCCGAACAAGAGGAAAGACCAGTGCCTTCTCCAGTGCCGGCGGAGGCACCATCAGTTCCTCCTCAGGGGGGAGATGAATCGAAACCCTCTTCACTCCCAGGCGAGAGACCTATTGGTCAAAATTTCTCCTTAGAATTAACAGAGACAAATCAGCAGTTTTTAGATAAAATAAAATCCGAAGGTAAATGGAATGGCACGAACTTTATCGATCTAAGGCAAGTTATAGGAGATCAAACATCAATTCCGCCAAGGCACCTAGACGCTCTGTCTAGAATGCTAGTTACTTCGGGCTCCGATAAAATAGGTTGGTCGTATTTTGGTGGAGATGTGCCAGGTGGTGCTGGAAAAATCTTTGCACAGGGCGGAGAGCTTATGACCCTGGCGTTTACTGCACTGCAGGAGCAGCAGTCTAAGAAACTCCAGTCCGTTATATCAGAGGTGCTGAAAGCGCAAAAAGAAAGAAAAGTGAAAGGCCAGATAATTACACCCGACTGGTTTCAAGCAGCACAGGACAACAAAACTGCTATACTTAACTCAATCAAGTCGAATAAGGGAGGTGATGTATCTATTGTAGGAGGAGCCTGGGATACTAAAAACGAAGTTGAAGAGCTGGGAATGAAAGACTATGACACCGAAAAGGGATTTTCTACGGACATTTATCTAAGACTCTCTGACGGATCCCTTCACCAGCCCTCTCTTAAAAAAGACACAAGAGTAAACTTCTTAAATTCTGGTGCTGGCCAATACGGTCAATTTATCGTGACGGCGCATGCAGAAAACCCAGATTCCCCGCACCAAGAGCAGGCTAAGTCTTATCTTGAAGCTCAAAAGATAAGGCTATCTATAATGAATGAGCTGGGAGTAGTAGCCCCACGTAAAAAAGATGGACCAGAAATAAATGACAAATGGAAAAAAGCTATCTCCGTAATTGAAAACACAGAAAAGGAATCGTGGGCACAGCCCGATCAGTCTTATGACCAAAAGGTATACGCTAATAATCAAGATAAAAGGTTAAGAAGCGTTCTCTCTAAAAACATAGATACAATAAAACAATTTGATTTATCCTCTATACCTACGGATAAAAATGCCATTTTCTCCTCTCTTCTTAAAAGAGAGGAAATAGACCCTGAAGATCTAAAAATAAAAGGTGCAGATTTTAAAAAACTAAGCTCAGTTGATAAACAGAGAGTAACTGAATCTAGAGAAAAAGCTAAGCAATTAGAATCAGAAGCGTTAGAAACCGCTACTGACAACTCGGAATTGATTAAAAAGGCACAAAAAGAGATGCAAAATGCTGGAACAGACTGGGCCGGATTAGTAGACAAAATTGCCTCTGCTAAAAGCCTAAGTCGTTCTACAAGAAAACTAATCCACCTTGCGGCAATTAATCAAAACGTTGAAGGATATAAAGATGAGGTTCAACAAGCTCACAAAAACTTTATCTCTAGTGCAGTAGAAGGCATAAACACCAACCCGTCTCTACGGGACGGAATGCTTAGAGAGCTCAAAAATAACTTCCCTATCAGAGACGTTGCTGAAGGGAAAGAAGTGATGGCCATTGGAGATCTTTCCTTTGATACTCAGACCTGCAGAGATATTTTTGGTACAACTGACTTTGAACAGATTAAAACTGGATTTAAAGTAGCCACTGATGAAAGTGGAACTCCCTACCTCGGTTGGGTTGGCAAAGCTGGCAGCGGTCCTCTACTCCCCCTAGCAAAAATTAACGTTAGAGAGGACGGGGTGGGATATGGGTCTTCAATAAAGCACGAGATGGTACTTCATCCGGATTTTGCTAGTAGACTTCGCCAAGCAAATGCTAAGGAGTACGGAACTGGTAGCGGAAGAACCTTCTCAGAATTAGAGTTTGAAGAAATGAACAAAAAACCATCTTTTGAGGACTATATGGAAATCCTAAGGGCCAAACGGGCCGCTTCCGCCTCTAACAACGAGGCCATGGGCACCAATTACGCCGATGGCACAGTATTCTACAAAGGCAAAGCGCTCGGCCGTTGCCCAGCAGGTACAACCCGCTCCGGCAAAACCTGTGTACCAGGGGCAGGAACAACGCCCATGGCCCCAGGATACAAAACTCCAGACCTAGGTGGACTATCACGGGCCCAAGTCCAAGCCCTATCCAAAGCTCGCTCCACCGAAGATATTATTAAAGCACACAAAAAATCTAACAAACAATGATCGAAAAAATTTCAAAACCAGTCCGATTTGACAAAGAAGTCCCCTGGTTGATAGTAGCACGTGACGGAGAGAAGTTCTTCGTTGCCAAAGAAGACATTCTTGCAGAGGATCCGACCATGGAACTCATCGAGATGGGGAGCAGATCGCTGCTCCAATGGGCCATGGAGTATCAGTATCCTCTCCGTAAATTTGTACGTTTGCAAAAACTTCTCGTTGAGAAGTACTTCAATCCGTAATAAACTGTAACATAGATTCACCACTGAGCTCATCCTCTGATAGAATGAGGACATAAACCTACCTAGTGAGTCTATGTCTTGTTTGTCTTTTGACTATCAGTATATTAAAGTTGCGCGAGAAATCCTTGAAGAAGGGACCAATGTAGTAGGACGTATGGGCCTTCGTTACAAACAGGTATTTGGTCAAAATATCAAGGTGGACTTACGAGATGGCTTTCCGGCCCTAACGCTTCGTAAAATGCCCGTACAAAACCTCTACCGCGAATTTTGCTGGGATATTAACGGAAATTTTGAAGTGGCCAGTCTCGGCCCAGCCAAACATTTTTGGGAGTTTTTAGCAGATGCTGAGGGTCGTCTCCCCGGAGCATATGGCAGGTCTTGGAGGGCTTGGCCTACAACCTGCCCTGAACAGAATATGGAGTGGGAAGAGTTTCATAATGAGCCTTTCGACCAACTCAAGTGGATCTGGGAACAGCTCCGCACAAACCCCACCAACCGTCAATTAGTATTGCAAACGCTCAACCCTTCTTATGAGCACTTAGTATGTCCTCCATGTCATACTGGAATTGTTTTTAGCTCTGAGGGTAAGCATTTAGATATTCTAGTAACGGCCCGCAGTAACGACCTTGCCGTAGGTTTGCCGTTAGATATGTTTCGCTATGCTCTTCTTTGTACCAAAATGGGGCAAGACGCCTCACTCATCCCCCGTTATGTAATGTTCGCCTCGGCCAACAATCACATCTATGAGCAAAACGAGCGTGCCATTTGCTCCATCATCACCAACGTACCCATCTCTTCTTGCGATGTATGGATCAACAACGAGAAGCCAATCTTCGACCTCGATCCAGAAACCGATTTTGAGTTGGTTGATTATGCCTCGCATCCAGGAGTTCGTATGGAAGTGGCAAATTGAAACCCCCAATCCACTCCTTACCCGACTACTCCAACACCACCACCCTCCTCGAAGATGTATTTGAGCCAACACTCGATCCTGTTGTCCCGATTTGCATTATTGATTTCAAGGTGGCGGCGCATTTTATCTGTAACTATGCGGAAACCGCTAATGACGTGGCAGATGGCAACGAGGAAGAACTGAGGCAAATCCTCCGGGCCATGTGGGCCTATAGACTCAACCGCGGGCCAGATATGCTCGCTCCTTTCCCTTTCACAGCGCTTATCACCGATGATCTTAAAGGACCTCTTACTGAACAATTTGCCGAAGCTTCTGCCTCTGGAACGGGCTATTGGCGCCACATCGAAGCGCATAAGCTTGAAATGGCAGAGTATAAAGGAGGCCGCGGAGAAAAAACGAGTTTCTTTAATCTTGTCCAGGAGGAGGGATATAGATATATAGGGGCGCCCGGCTCCACATTCCACTATTTTGCCAAAGAGTTCTTTGAGGCCGATGACATTGCAGGCCACGTTTGCAGACTTAAACGCGCTGCAAATAAACGTTCTAAGTTGGCAAAAAGACAGATGATTTTGCACACTGTCGACGGAGATTGGCAGGGTCTTTGCTCCGACACCCACGGTATCTATTGGGCAAATACCGGACCCTGGATGCCTCGGCTTCGCTCAGAGCGCGAAGTCTGCGACTACTACCTGCGTAAGGAGGGCATGCATATTACATCGGCAAGGGGATGCTATGACTTTAAGGTTGAGTATGGTGATCTTGGTGATAACCTCTATCCTGGCACCCCGCTCAGGTTCTTTGATCTCTATGAGCCGGATGATGAGTGGAAGTTTGATAAGCAGGATACCGACTCACTGACCAAGATGCTAAAGTCTACGGCCCCGTCCAATCGCCCAGATCATATGAAATCTGCCAAGATGTTCCTGCTTAAAAGGGGGATATTTCTGCCCGAGATTGGAACGACCTGGGAAGAAGATAAGACTCTGTTTTTTCGACGCGCTAAAAAGTCCCGTGAGGCCAACTCTCACAAAGAACTCAGGGGGAAGAATAGGACACTGTGCCTTGAGAAGATCTCCGATCCTTCAACCTTTGAGAAATGCAAAGAATTAGCCAAGGAAGATCTTAAAACTCACTCCGAAATAAAAAAAGAGACCGAAGTTCTTCGTGTCTGTCGTGAGAAGGAAGATAAGAAGTGCATCCGGGAACTGAGAATCATTCTCAGAGGGCTTAAGGACTTACGCGTCTCCATCAAAGACCAACTGGCGCAGTTGCTAGGTAACAAATTGGCCCCTGGCCCTTGATCCTCTGCCTTAAATGGTCTATAATTGGTCCATACGGACCATTTTTTTATCCCCGAGCACATGGCAGAATCTAAGAATCAAGGGCACTCATCCGCTAAAGAGACTATGATGTCGGATTGTATTGGCCCATCAAAAAAGTACAAGAAGATTTTGGCCTGGGCAGAAAACCGCGGCTACTATCTCCGATTCAACTACGACGCCAAACTCACCGGGTACCACTCACTCTATGAAGAGTATTCTCCAAACAAAGATCCCAACTCCCCCAGCTCAATTACCTGTCCGTCTTGGTTTCAGTTTCTCATACCCGCCTCTGAAATCCGCCTTGAAACCGCTCAAGAAACAATTCTTGATGAAGATGTGCTTCATGAAATGAGTGCCGAGGAACAGGAATTTGCCGTGCCTCTATTTGTCTATCGTTCTGGCCGAAGTAGCGAAGTCACCGACCATGTCCTCGGCCTAGAAAACCTCAAGGCGATGAGGCACAAAAAACTAGGCGGTGGAAAATACCGGCTCGGTATTGCATACTCCCCAGCCACAATGAAGGGGAAGAAAGACGCCGTGCGGGAGACCTATGCCTATGTCCCCGAGCTGGAGTGGTTTGATGAAAGTCTCCGAGGGTTGGGGTTTGAGGATATTATTCGCATCTTCCCTTACCATGAAGCGCAGATGATGAAATTGATTATCGGCCGGGCGTGTGTCGGCCGGACAGGCACAGTCCATCCGGGCACTCACAAAGTCCTTGAGCACGGATTCCGCAAGGCAGGTGTTGTGATTGGTGAGCCGGGTGTAGGCAAAACGATCACCCTCAATGGCATTCTCAACGCCATGAAGTATGTCGGCTATGATGTAACCTCGATGGGAGATTTTGGCTCCCGGTTCAATCAGGGTAGCTCTGTTACGTCTCACTTGGCCTACAACGACGACCTCACTCTAGAGAGCCTAGAGCGAATGTTAAAAGCCCACAGTTTTAAGTCTGTGGTTACTGGAGGCACGGAAAAAATCGAGAATAAGGGCACGGATGCCATCGAGGTTGTGTCCAACACCGTCATCTTGGCAAACTGCAATGACTGGGCGCCCAGCATGGTTTATGCACTAGACTCGGGTGCTGTGAGTCGTCTCGCACCCATCTCCACCTACAGACTCTTTGAACTCGAGGAGATGGGCGAGAACGAAGGCCACGATGTCCACCCCGGCTCGCATATTAAGTGGTTGTGCGAAGAGCACAATACCGACCCGATGTCACTCTATCTCCGGGTCCTTCGCGATTGCACCGACTTCTTCCTCTCTAAGTGTGAGCAGACCGAAGATGTTCACTTCTACTCAGAGAGGTTGATGCCTTACTTAAAAATCCAATTGCATAAAAATGCCTTAGAGTGTTTTATTAGGTTCGGGTTTTTGGCATATGCACTCCGCCAACGCAAACTTGAAGGGGATTGGTTGCCGGAACTTACGCTGGGGAGCATCTCTGAAATGATTAGTACCATTAGGTTTTTAATGATCGACAAGAGGGCGGATAGTTTTAGAACCCTACTCAAAAAAGACTGGGAAGATAAACACCGAGAAGCTTCTCATCCATACTGGGCCCAACGCAAACTCCTCATCACGAGTATTGATAAAGCCTACGAAGTATTCAATACTTTCAAAGCTGATAGGGACGTAGCAATTGCCACAGAAAATGCATTTGAGGTCCTAAGACTACGCGATGGGTTCTCCATGGGCAAAAAAATGTCCTACATTGTAAGAACCTGGGAGACAATCAAAGGAGAGAAGTCACGAATTTATAAACTTGGCAGAGAACTCTTTGACCAACTTTCCGAAGAAGATCAAAATATCCTATTCGACGATACATTACGCACAGATACCTCATGGATCTATTCTCCTGACTACGACCCAACTCTGGCCTAATACCCCCCCCCACCACGTTGTCACAATTGGCTCCAGCCTCAGAATAATTTGTGAAGAGGGGGCTACTCATAACTTTTTTACCATCCATGCCTACCACCTCCGCCCTAATCTCACTTGACTTCGAGCAATGGGACCACAAACCCTCCCCGAAGCTTCAATACCTCAACCAAGTAGACAAGTTTGGCAACCCACGTACCGAAGTCCGTGTCATTGGCGCCCGCCTTGGGGCCAATATTGAGCAGGTAACTCCAAAGTCCCTGGCCCGCTTCGTATCCCGTGGCCAAACCTGGTCCCCCTTCGTCTTCCAAGAATGCCCTCAATGGAAACGTCCACGTCGCATCGAGGCCCTTTTTAAAAGTTGCCAAGTGTTTGCCTTAGACTTTGACAGCGGAGAGAGCGTACAAGACATTGAAGATCAGGCCAAGGCCCTCGGCCTTCAATTCAATCTCATCCACCATTCATTTTCTTCTACCCCAGAGCATCCAAAGCTCCGTGGCATTGTCTTTGTGGAAGAGGAAATCACCGACTTCGATCAGGCCAAACTCTACTCCACGGCTCTCGCCCATGCATTCGATGGGGCGGATAAGCAATGTATTGATGTGGCTCGGCTTTATTTTGGCTCGCGGGCCGATTCCATCGTCACCGCGAGTTCCAGCTCGGAAGTGGAAATAAAAACCCTAGAGGGGATTGCTTCTTCTACAGGGGCAGAAAAATTTATGGTAAAGGGGGAAAGAAATGTCTCCAAGCCGGACAACGCAGAGTGGGGGGATGCAAAGGTTCAGCGTTCCATCCTTGCGGGACTGAGCGCCTCAAAACGATCATATGTTAAACGCAAAGTTCTCGGGATCTTAAAAGACATTGAGGAGTTTGACGGATCCAAGGGCTCGAGGTACGAATGCGTTTGGAGAAGTACATCTCGGCTGGCACGTATGCCCGAGGTGGTTGGAAGTGCCGTTTTCCAGTGGGCTATGGAGGCCATTGAGAAGAATTCGCATTTTGCCAACTGGGATTGGGATGCAAGTAACGTGGTAATGACTGCCATCGAATGGAGTTCTAACCACGCCGATGACTCGGTTTAAAGTAAGGAAAAATGGCAAACGTATATTCATCTAACGTTCAACTAAATCTTGGTAATAATTATTCTGCATCTGCTCCGGTGACAACTTTTTCCATGGACTCCACTGCTCCGTCCGTGCCGTTTACTCCAGTTGCATCCCTGGGCAACCTCGGAGTCGATAGTAATTATAATCCTGCAAATTTGGCCTATAATCCAAGCGAAGAATCTTCATCTGCCACTACCCCATCCACTCCCCCGGCCACCCGCCCCTACATCTGGAAAAAATCCTCCTAGCATCTTTTCAAGTTTAAAGACCTAATATACGATGTGTGTTAGGTAATGCCGGGCCGCGACGAACTCCTTCAGCAAAATATTGCCAGGGCGCAGAGCAGAGCCGCTAGCCCACAACCACAAGAAACTTTGGGAAGAGGTCCTATAGGAGGAGTCGGTGGCCCTAGGAGTTTTCTTGGAGGGAACTGCGATGTCTATTCCGCGCTTGAAAGTATTAAGTTTCAGGGGGCGCTAGGGGATGCATCAATGCGTGGCAATATTGCCTATATTAGGGTGTGGAAGCGTGGTGGGGCTGCAGCTCAGACAAATAGCGGGGCCATTACCCAAGACCCAGGAAATAATGACGCATTAACCGTTCTGGATCAGGCTCTGGTATCAGAATGGGGCAAATTTTTTCCAAAGACAAATACAGACACCTCGGTCATATTCAATGGTGACCCCAGCACCCTTCCGTTGGACCCATCTCTTTCATATACTGTGGATGGCGCTAATTTTAACAGAGACGAAGATGGAAATATAATTAGTGGGTTTATTGAAACAACATTTTCACCAACACCTAATCCCCAACGCCAACAGGCGCTTGGAACACAAACTCCTACAACATCGGGAGTTCAGATAACATCGACTCAAATAGTTTCTCCCGTGGCATTTGAGGCGCAAGTACGCCCACAGCAAAATCTTAACAATGGCATCGGGCAAGTTCGTTCTGCAAATCCCAACGGCTTTACTAACGCCTTATTGAACTTTGGTCAGAGTTTTATTGGTGGAGGAGGTGGTGGAGGGTTTGGCCAGAATACGAAACCTGGCCAAGCCAATGCCCCCGGAGGCGGGGCGGTGGCAGTGCCCACCAGTGGAGATATGATGTGGCAGTTTCTTTTCAACCCCTCTGAGCTGCAATTGGAGGCGGGTCCAGAATTCAAGGGAGCGGAGGTTTGGGGAGTGAGCGATAAGGCCAACTCTGGCCAACCACTCCATTGGTCACATAATAAAAATGCTTCGCTCAAATTCAACTCGGTCCTGCTCAATGGGTTTGTGTTTGGGCGTAAAGTAGAGGCGCTTGAGCAAGGCCTCCTAGAACTTTTTATGTCCAGGGAGGGGGAGGGGCAACACGGACCTCATGTTCTTGAGTTTGTGTGGGGGAAAAGGAGTTTTGGTCCATGTGTTATTAAAAATATCGATGTTAAGGAGAAAATGTGGGATGAGGGAGAGGTTGTCAACGCCGAACTCTCTTTTACCCTTGAGCAGGTGCCTGAGTGGACAATCAATGATGGCGCATATGTCGACGTAGCTCGGCCTGGCCGCCGGCCCTTGGCCAACGACCCAACTCAGGCAAATAACGCAGCTGCTGCTCCCGCTGCTGCTGCCCCGGCCCCGGCCCCTGCTCCTGGCGGCGGAGGTTCACCCGATCAAAAACCGCCAACCTCACCTCCCCCAGCAACTCCGCGACCTGCAATTTGTAAAAATTCTTCGGCTCTTTTTAATAATCTTAGTAAACTAGCATATAAATCTACTCAGACCTGGACGGATAATATATATGGTGCGGATGTAAGCCGAGTAAATGGACTAATAACAGAATATCAAAATCTTATAATTTCCTACGGATCTGTAGTTAATAGTCTTGACCAAGTAAATCCTAGATGCGCAAATGGTTGTAAAGGTACAACAACAGTAAATAACCAACTCGGATGTGTTAGATCTTGTTCTCAAGAAATAGCAGGAAAAATTCAACGCACGCATTTAAGTACTGCGGCATGTAAAAAAGCGTAATATAACCCATGGCAACTTCATCAGTAATCCTTGACATTAGGGCTAATACTAACCGGGCCCTTAACGACTTCAAGCGCTTCAGCGCCCAACTCGATAACAAATTTCTTATCAGCGGGCTTAAACTCGATGTGGTGCGCAGTGCCCTTGGACAGATTAATCGCGAGTTTCAGAAAGCCATAGGGGAGCAAGGACTGACAGCAGGGCAATCGCTCCGCGCCGCACAAAACCAGGCATCTCTGCTCCTTCAGACATTCAAGGGGTTTGGTGACGAGGCCTCTACGAGTATCACGGAAAGCTTCTCATCTACTTTCAACCAAATTGCGGTTACTGCTGGGGGGACATTTGACGACGTTAAAAAATCCTTAGCAGCTACGCCATGGATCTCAGCCGACCTCCCTAAGGAAATTCGCGAAAAACTCGGTGAGGGCATTTTAAAGTTTCAAACAGATGCTAGAAGAGCAGGTCTAGGAGACGACTTTGGTAACATCGCCAAAAAATTCCTTGCCGGAGAGATTAATGCAGGAAACCTATTGGAGAGTGGCAATGCGCTAGAGTCTTCTCTGGGCAGGAAACTCCAAGAAACGGGTGGAAGCCCATCGACAATACCAAATGCTCTTCAGCGCACGCGAGTTTTCTTTGATGCAATTTCTGATCCCGAGTACGTTAAGCAGGTAGAAAAAGCGGCCAAAGGTGCCGCGGGATTTCGTATAATTCTAGAGGACCTTAACTCCACGCTCTTCAACCCAGAGGCGGGTATATTTGGTGCGGTGAGAAAGGTGACTATGGCCGTGGGTGATACCACAACCATATTGGATGAGACACAAAAACTCATTGAGTCTATTTTTGGCAAACAGGGCACCTTTGTACTGTTCTTCGAGCAGATAAAAAAGATCTTTGGCCTCGAAGATCCCTTAAAGACTGTTATTAGTGGAATTAGATGGTTAACTAACCAATTTAACCGCTTAAATACTTTTCTTCAAAGCCCTCAAGTACAACAAATTGTAGGAATTTTACGAACAGCTTTTACGAATGTTCAGACTTTTGCAACCAACCTTTCTGAGGCTATAACAACCAACCTACAAGATCCGGAATCTAAAATAAGTCAAGCTGGTAAAAAAATAGAGGAGTTTTTCAAGAACTTAAAAGAAAATATTGACAAAGAACTAAAAAACAACGACTCCATCCTTAGTCTTATTAAAAAAATAGGAACATCCATAGGTGAGTTTTTCAAGGCAATAGAGGCCACCATCAAGGCCGGAGATTGGGACCCATCAAAAATCTCTCAGAGTATTCGCGGCATAGGAAAAAGCATCCGCGACTTCATTAGTAAAATTGGAGAGGAGATTCGCTCCATTGATGTGGATAAGCAGGGAAACTTTTTCCTTGACATCTTTACCACCATCGTAGGGGAGGTGGCTGAGACTCTTGGCACGGCGATTAAAGAGGCCATTCTTGTTGTCTTTAGTGGAAAGGGCTTAGCGGTTGTTGGCGGGGCCATGAAGGTCCTGTATGAGGGCCTTAGCAAGTTCTTCGCTGGACTATTTGGCGGAAACGGGCCATTGGGGGCCATATTCGGAGGGGCGGCGATGGCCGGGCTGGGAATCTTACTTGCCCGGAGGATCCGCGGAGCGTTCGACTCTGTTCTTAGGCCAATTCAGGCACTTAGGACGGGAGGTGGTGGGGTCGGTGGGTTTGTTAATCGGCTCTTTGGTGGTGGGGGTAGAGGAGCCGGAGATATCGGTGGAGGAATGGGCTTTCAGGGCCAAGTTATTACAAGAATGGATGCTATAATTAGAATCCTTGCAGGTGGCGGTGCCACCGATCTCGATTATGGTGGCCCAAGTTCGCCCATAGACGGAGGTCCTAGAAGAAGAAGGCCGAGAGGTGGCGGACCGGACTTAGACGCTCCCACCAGAGGATTCCGCGGAACCGCGGGGAAAAGGGCACGAATTGGACGATTTGGGAGCGGGATTGCAGAGTTTGGGCGTAATATGTTCACTGACGCCACCAATTCAAATTTTGATGACGCTGGTTACCCCATCGATGATGATGACATGGACTTTTACGAAGAGAAGCGTAAGAGAATCGAGCAAAGATACAGTCGGAGGTTTGGTAAAAGGGCGAGAATTGGCCGTGCTTTTAAGGGGATGGGACGTGGAATGCGCGGATTTGGCAAAGGGGCCCTCATTGCAGGCGGGGTTGCTGCGCTGGGCGCCGGAGCACTGGGAATGTTTGGTGGCCCCGGTACTAAAGCATCGGCATCAACTCAGTTCGATCCTGAAACCGGCGAACCCATCCAAACCCCTGAGCAGCAATCAAAACAAAACCAAATGGCCGGCGTGGGCAATGTTCTTGGCGGCGGACTTGAGGGGGCGCTGACCGGCGCAGCTATCGGGTCTATTATACCAGGCATCGGCACAGCGACAGGAGCTGTGATTGGAGCTGTGATTGGAGGTGTTGTGCCCCTACTTGACGAGGGGACACGCAAAGGCGTAAAGGACTTTACAGACGGCATCGGCAAATCTTTACGAGGTGCCGGGGATAATATTGGCAAAGCTTTCCAAAGCGCCGGAGATGGGATCTCCAAGGCTGCGAGTAGTGGAATTCAGTGGATTAAGGACGGGTTTGGGAGCATAAGTAAGTGGTTCGGTGATATTGACTGGAAGACGGTGCTTATTAATGCTCTTGTGCCTGGTGGTTCCATGACCATCGAAGGACTTAAGGGTATTGCTGAATTTGCTTCTAAGCTTAATATTTTTGATGGAATTAAGTCCGGTATAGATGCAATTTCAAGTACTGCAAGCAGCATTCTTAGCGGGGATTGGCTTCCAAAAGCTTTAGGGGGCAAAAGAGAGGCAGGTGGTCCTGTCATAAAAGGAACATCGTACATTGTCGGCGAACGTGGCCCTGAAATCTTCACCCCTGGGGCATCTGGTTCTGTCTCAACAAACAGAGACCTGACGGCAATGAGGTCGGGTGGCGGATCCGCCTCATCTGTCTCTGCAAATTTTAACATTACTTTCAACGTCAATGGGAACATGGGTGCTGGGAACGTTGAAGAACTGCGTGGCCCTGTATTGGCAATTATCAAGCAGGCTTGGGAAGAAGCAAGCACTGGCATAGCCTCACGAGGCTCTGTCGTTTAGGTACCACACTATGACACAAGACTTTCCCCAAATCACATCGCGAATTGACTCAGAGCAACTTGCATCAATAAAGAACCAATTTGCTCTCCGTGACCGCATTAACGCCGATCGTTATGAGCTGACTCAGGTCGAACGCCGCAACCCAACAACATTTTTTGACCTATCCTCTACTCCAGGTACACTCACCCAAACCACCCTCCGGGGCCTGAAATACCCGCTCGAGTTAGACGGAAAAGGTGGCCTAAAACTCTCATCAAACTACGACCGGATCGGCGAACAAATCCTAGAACTACTTGAAACGAGAATAGGTGAAAGGGTATATAGGCCTTTCTTAGGCACCCCAGAGCTCCTTTTTGAAAGTATAGATGAGTATGCCCTGGCGCAAACACTTCGCTCTCAACTCAGAGCCTTTCTCCCCACCGTTACAGAACTAGAGGCCAGGGTTACATTACGCGAGGACGGAAGCGCGAACATTATAGTATTTTATTCGGTAGAAGGTTCTGAAACCGCAATGGTAAAATATTCTTATTCTTTATAAATAAAATTTATTATGCCCCGTAGCAAAATTCACAAAAACTTTGCAGATTTTGGCGCTGATGCACAGCAAATGATCATCAACCAAATCCAATCCATAGACCTTGAGAAGATTGGGCCAAAGTCCATTGCTCACGTGGGAAAAACTCTGATCTCCTTGGTTAAGTCTTCAAACCAACTACAAGAAGAGGTAGAGGCGGAGGAAGTGCGGGACAACTGGATTATGATTAGGGAACTGTCGCATATAGTCCTTGTGGAGATACTTGATAAGTTTAAAGAATTAAGTACACTTGGGCAAGTGCCTGAATGGGAAAGAGCAAATGTTCTTAGTTTGCTTCAAGAAATAGCAAAAGTTTGCCACGCGGAGGAGAAACGCGATGCCCTTGCGGAAATTAACTCAGGGCGTATCATAGAAGACAGAATACTCGATGAGATGTTAGGAATTTAATTATGATGAATATTGATCAGGCACGGGCAGGGGGCGAAGGTATCCTCGGAGTTAAGAAAAAGGCAAATGGTAAGGATAAAAATGTCGAGTTAGATGAGCAGGCCCCCGTCTTCGAGACACAAGAACAGCCCCTCCGGCTGAAAGTTCCCGAGGGTTGGAAATCCGCTAAGCAACCGCACCCCCGGTAGTTGTATTGTGCCACGTGAATGGAATACTCCCATCAGGAGCCCGTGGAACACTCCCATCCACAACCTACTCAAGGCAATAGATAACCACACACAACTCTATCTCCGAACAGGGGATAAATGGCACCTCGAGCAATCAGAGGTGTTACGTAAATACATCTCAGAACTAAAAACCTGGATCCATAAACTAGAAAAAGAAGAACTATGACCGATCCTGCATGGGGCGTTAATATATTCCTTGCCCTAGGAACGCTTGGAGTTGCCTTAATAATTTATTACACACTCACATTAGACCCCTAAAGAAAATGTATCAGTACAAAATTAAAAAGATTAACAGGGTCATCGATGGGGATACGGTGGATGTAGTGATTGACGTAGGATTTTACATCTCTCTGACCCAGAGAGTCCGCCTCAAAGACATCGACGCTGCCGAAACAAGAACAAAAGACCTCGTAGAGAAGGCCGAGGGCCTAATGGCAAAAGAATGGCTGGAGAGGGAACTTGCCAAAGAGGGCGAGTGGATTATTGAAACAACAAAAGAAGATAAGTACGGAAGAATACTTGGAACCCTATACTTAGTTGGCGAACCAGTCACCGTAAATGAGAGAATGTTAAACGAAGGAATAGCAAGACCTTACATGGGGTAGACAAAAGATTAAAGACTAATTAGTCAAAGCAATATACAATGCCACTCCGCGAAGGTTCATCCGACAAAGTCATCCAGGACAACATCCGTTGCCTTCTGGACAAGGACGGGTGCGGTTACGATCCCCCGTACAAAGATCCTGCTCGTAAGGAGTACACACCTGCCCAGGCTGCGGCCATTGCCTATTCCAAAGCCGGCAAACGTAAGAATAAGGCAGAGACCCTTAAGGGCGAGAAACAAACCCAATCGAAACAAAAACCTTCCGAAGAAGAAAAATCTGACAACGCCGAGCATCAAGAGGGCCAAATGGCCAGAGACAAGGCCATCAAGGGCGCTACTACCGAGGCTGGTGGGGACTCCGACCCGTGCTGGGACACCCACGAAATGGTGGGGATGAAGAAAGGCAAGGGTGGCAAGCCTGTTCCTAATTGTGTTCCAAAATCTTCCGATAATGCCGAAGAATCTTATTCTGAAATCTCAGTACCTACTGGTTGGTCAGTAAGCTCCAGTGTCTACAGAGATTAAAGTTCCAGAAGGTTGGAAATCGCAAAACTTCGGAGTAAAGCTTAAGCCCGGTAAGCCTCCTGGGGTTACTCAGTGGCAAGATGTTGATGGCAGACCGGTGATAAAATCGGGTCGCGTATGGGCGCTGCAAAAAACAAAAGGTGAGTCTCAAGTAAAGAATCAAAAGCCCAAAGTTGAGCAAATAAAAGATCAAAAGCCCCAAAAACCCCAAAAACCAAAGGCACAGACCCCACCCCAAGAGCGTACTCTGAGTCCCCAGCAACGTCAGGAGGTCACCTCCTCCAAGGAGGTTACATTGTCGCGTATCGACAGGCAACTAAATAGCAGACAGTTTTATGACCCAGAGACAAATGCCAAGATAAGAGCCCAAAGCGAAGCGCGACTAAAACCTTTCATGGACCTAGATGATGACGAAAAGGCCTCGTTGCATTTGTACGGGACCGATACCATAGCCCCTGGTAGCACTAGTGCAAAGTACTACGCTATTACCAATAAGATGCTTAGGGGGACAGATATTAAAAACGTCTCTCCAGAGCATCTAGAGATGGCCAAATTTATCTCTCAGAAGCTGAGTTCTGCGCTTAAAAAACTCCCTGCAGAAGTAAAAGATCTCGACAGAGCCGTGTCTGGAAACGTAGTCGCCAGTCTTGCAAATCTAAAACCCGGAGACGTATTCGAGGATAAAGGATTTGGCTCCTATACTGACCAAGGAACCCCTACACTAAATACGTTTATGTCGGAAAACGGACCTAATGCAGTGATAACTATGAGATCAAAAACTGCTAGAAGGGTCGCTGCTGTCATGGAATATGAGGGGGAAGGGGAGCATATATCCCTACCAGGAACCAAATATAAATTAGTAGAAATGAAGGAAAAAGGCGTGTATAGTCGCAAAGCAGGCGGCTACGTACCCCAATACATATTTGAAGAAGTACCCAGCGAAGAGGACAAGTCACCATCCCCAACCACCGAGTCCTATAAGCCTCGGGTTGCCAAGCCTTCGGCGCCTCCACAAACTCCGGAGATCACGGAAAGTGACGGAAACGCCATAAAAGCGTTTATCAGTCCGTCAAAAAAAGCGGGAGGATTAAGTCACGAGGAGATAAACAAAGTTTTACGGGGCTCTCAACCCCCCACCCCCGCCGCGGAAAAAGCGGTGCAGGAATTGGATCACGCTATCTCCAAACTCCCCAGCAATAAAAGCGGCGATACTTACTACAGGGCAATCACCTCATCTAGAACCGGAGGTGATGCAAAAACTGAGATCTTTGCAACCTGGCGATACTTTCTCCGATTCTGGTGTTGGCACCTACTCCAAGGATATTACGGATTCGCAAAATGCCATGGCCGGCCGCGTGCGCTCTAACGATGCGCGCTGGAACGGTGCTATTATGGTGGTATCGCGCTCCAAAAATCTTAAGAATATCAAGCAGTTCTTAAATCCGGACTGGGATGAGGATCACGCTGTGCTTCCACGCGATACTCAGTTAAAAGTTAAATCTATTAACACTAAGGGTAAAACAACTACTATTGAAGTAGAATAGATAGACCCCCCTCTTGTACTACTACTTACTATGGACACAAAAAATTCCGGCCTTGCCAACAGAATGAACGATTTCTCCTTCTCTCAAGCAGAGAACTCCGGTGGCGCGGGGTTTAAATCTCCCGAAGGCTGGAAGGCACAGCGTAAGGCCGCACGAGAAGGACAACAGGACAAATCTGCCATGCTCGATGCAGAGATGAATCCCTCAGACGAGGCAAATATGGCCGAGGATGCCAAATCTACGGGTTGACAGATCCATCATCTTGGTTTAAAGTAGAAGTAGTAGAGCAGGAGTTTTCCATGACCACGGCATTTCTTTACATTTTTATGTTCTCTACGTGGGGTCTAGGTCTCTTATCTTGGACGGTGGGACTTTCTCATTCTCTTCGTAGATGGGAACTTGAGGCCGAGGAAAAAGTCCTAGAAATCGAACAAAAAAGACAATTTTTTAACAAATTTAGTTCATTGTCCTCAAAAGGCTCTTTTATGGCGCCTGGATCGCAGGGAAACAGAGATGTTCCTGAAAAAATTAAAGAACTAATGAGATCATCACCCAATCACCCAGAGGTGGAAGAAATTGACGGCTCTGATGAGATTCTTGGCGTGCGCTTCGAGGCAGAGAACTACCCCCCTGGGTTCGGTGGTGACGTAGGCGATGAGTAATGGTAATAATCACCAAACCGCCCATATGCGGCATTGATTTAATCAAAAGGTTTGAGGGTTGCCATCTCACCGCGTACCCCGACCCTAAAACTAAGGGCCGGCCATACACCGTTGGATGGGGAAGTACACGCAAACGCAATGGTAAGCCTTTTGAACTCGGTGAAAAAATCACCCAGGCCGAAGCCAATTCTCTCTTCCTCTATCAATTAGAGACGGAGTTCTTACCCCAACTCCAACGAATTCCATATTACTCGGAGATGTCCGAGGAACAAGTCGGAGCGTTATTGAGTTTTGCCTATAACCTAGGTGCTAAGTTTTATGGGAGCGAGGGTTTTGCCACCATCAGCAGAAGACTGCGCAACAAAGAATGGAACTTAATCCCACAGGCATTAATGCTCTACCACAACCCTGGTACTAGCGTAGAGGCAGGGTTAAAGCGCCGGAGAGTAGCCGAAGGGGCACTTTGGTCTAAAACAAGTACAAAGACTACAATGCAAAAACAACAAATCATCGCACTTCAACCCACAATCCTTAAAAAAGAACCGCTCCAATCCTATGAGCTTACGCCCGAACAGCGTAAAGAAGTTTTTAAGGGCAAGGGATATAATATTGTTAATATTGCCCGTAGTGGAAGTGTTCATTCCAAGGTCACTCTCGACTATGGTGCCGGCATCTGGTACATATACAACCCCCACTGGAAAGTAGAAGGGCTGGGGAGTTCAGAAATATCGCCCGATTCTAGAGTAAAAAAACTCGGGGTTAAGTACTTTCCCCAACACGACAGTGCCACCATCCATGCCCACCGCATGTGCTTTTCCAGCTCGTGTGCGATGATGGCGGACTACCTTAAACCCACAGCCATTCAAGTTGCGGAGCAGGAGGACGATTATTATATGAAGAATTATGTCTTCAAGCATGGAGACACGACCAGTTCTGGGGCCCAGATCAAGGCCCTTCGCGATCTAGGAATTAATGCCCAGTTTCGCAATAATCTCTCTCAGGCGGACATCGAGGCTCAAATTGACAAAGGCATTCCTGTGCCGATAGGGTTTCTCCATCATGGGCCTGTGTCTGCGCCGAGTGGAGGGGGGCACTGGGTCTGCGTTGTTGGTTATGATAAATTGGCCGGGAAGTATATTGTCCACGATCCATATGGCGAGTTGGATATGGCAAATGGCGGATATTATGGCAGCACAAATGGGGCCTGGAGGCACTATACTTTTGCCGGGATGAATAAGAGGTGGATGGTGGAGAGGCCGGGGAGCGGATGGGGGATAATTGCTACTCTGTAAGTAGTACTTCCCGAACCCAATTTGTTCTTTGAGTAGGTCGTAGCCACTTACCAAACTGTCACAGGGGGGCCACTGGGCCCCTCTTGTTTCTGGTATGATAGTAGGAGATTATCCGACCATCCCGGTAAAACTAATCAATTATGGCAACCATCTCCGAAATTCAGGGTTCTCTTGGCAAAATTATTTCCAACAATATTAAGCACTCGGTGTTTCTTTGGGGGCCTCCTGGCGTTGGTAAGTCATCTATTGTAAGGAAAGTAGCCGCGGATGCAAATATGAAACTGATTGATCTTCGGATCTCTCAGCTCGCCCCTACCGACTTACGTGGGCTCCCATTTGTCCAAGACGGCAAAGCACATTTCGCCCCGCCTTCATTCCTACCACAGGATGGCACGGGTATTTTATTCCTCGACGAAGCCAATCAGGCCAGTCCTTCGATGATGGCTTTGGCACAGCAACTCATCCTCGACCGCCAAGTAGGCGACTACGTAGTCCCTGAGGGTTGGTTTATTGTTGCCGCGGGGAATCGGACCGAGGACAGGGCCGCAGTGTCCCAGATGCCTGCCCCCGTGGCGAATAGGTTCCTCCACTTTAATGTCGAGTCGGATCTTACCTCGTTTAAGGAATATGCAATTCGCAAAGGGCTCAACGAGCAAATCATCTCGTTTCTTAATTTCCGGCCTCAATTGCTCTTTGACTTCAATAAGAATGCCACGGCCTGGCCCTCGCCCCGGAGCTGGGAGTTTGCTAACACGTTGTTAAACATCGACCTCGAAATCAATGCCGCTGTAGGACAAGGCGCTTCGGCAGAATTTTATGCCTACCAGTCCATCTATTCCAGACTCCCAGACGTAGATGCAATTCTGAGTGGTCAATCCGTCGAGGTACCCCACGAACCGTCGCTAATGTACGCGGTTTGCGGCGCTCTTATCTCCAGGGCTAAATCCGCCCAAGCATTCTTCAACGCCTCAAAGTGGCTAATTAATGGCACCACCGAGGACTACGTTGGGCTCTTCATGAGTGATGCGATGGTCGCACTTAAAATTGCCAATTTGCAAGGTGGGTTTGTGAAGCTTGTGGCAAAAGATCCACAAATCAAGGCTTTCATCACCAAGTATCAGGAGTTGCTGAAGTGACAATGTCAAGAAGGATTAGGGCAGAGCAAGTTATGCAAGCTTTTTGTGAGGGTATTCAGCACAAAGGAGATTGGGACGAGACAGATGTCGCAAATGCCCTTCGCAAGGCAGTAGAAGGTTTTAACATAGAACCCAATCCTGATAGAGAACTCTCCGCAGAAAAACATTATTTTATCAAAGGACAATTATGGGTGAAAGATGCTATAGTTCGTCTTGCTAATGAGTTGGATAAAATGGTAGAAGAAAAAGAGGAACTGAAATGACTATCAAAACTACAGACCTTCTGGAACTACTCGCATACGCAGGAGAACTTGACCTTTCTATCTTTGTGAAAAAAGACGAAGATGGTGATTATGTCGTCAAGTTTTATGAACTTTATACCAATAAGTTTGATGAAACATTATTCATCAGTTATGAAAGAAGGAGTGAAGAGTGGTATGGTGTTGGTAAGGGAACTTGTCCTTTTCGGCATCTAATGGATACTTTTGTTGATATGTTGAGTAAGAAAAAAGAAGAAAAATTCAAAGCACAAAAACGACAAGAAGATCTTGCTAAACTTACTGATGAAGAATTGGAATTATTGGGGATAATGAAATGACTAAACAAGAGATTGGTGAAACAATTGGATTTTATGTTTTTGTGGGATTGATGGGTTTGGCACTTGTGTCTTTCTTTCCTCTTACTTGGGGACAGGCACTCATAATCTCTTGGATGTTTAACAAACTTATTGATGTATTAGAATGACTAAACCACTATCCACTCCCGCACTTGCTATCTGGGAAGCGTTTAACGATGTGTCTGAGCGTGTTGGTGTATTTGAAGATTATGGAGATGCACTTGCTGCCGTTCTTCGTGAGGTTGTATTTCAACTCCAATACTATCAGTGTTGTGAA